AAAATCATAATCACTAAACTCTGTGCGAGTCCTTAGATATGACTTAATAGAAGATTTAATATCCTCAAAATCTAATGCTGTTAAGTTATTTGGTTGCATTACTCGGGTCTCTGTAAAACAAATTCTATTGTTTCAACAATGGGTAAACCAACTACTTGATATTCAATGGATACATTTATTTTATTACTTTCTTCAATTGGAGTAACTTCTACATTTGTAAGACTTACTCTCGGTTCATATTGATTGATAGTTTGTTTAATTTCATCAGCAAGTGTATCTACAGTAAAAGCATCTAATGGTTCAAACAAAAGATCCGTTACTGATGAACCAACTAAGGGTTGAAACGGTTTTTCTCCAGGTGCAGTTAAAATTAAATTTTTTACTGCTTGCTTTATGGAGTTTTCATTACTTACGACAGAGAGATCGTCCGTAAATGGATTTTTAGCAAAATTAATCGCAAAGTCTTTAAAACTTTTTGATTTTTTAAAATTGTTACCTCCAATCGGTTTTAAAGACATCTCCCTGACATTACTTCACACAAATATATTTATCGCCCTTGTCCACGATAACGCTTTTTAGCATTATTTCGACTAGTTGATGAATATTTTGTGTGTTGTCCAGACCCCTGACGAGTTTTTTTGGGAGTGGATTCGATCATGTTGCCGCCCGTGAGCGACTTTTTCATTTTTGCCATAATTAACCTTTAAGTGTTCCGATAAAAACGTTTTTACTAGATCCTGCGACTGTAGAAGTGCATGGAAATGCCAAACTTAGATCTCCATAAGGATCTCCAAATCGACCAGCACGCTTCCCTAGAATGAAAACTGTCTTACATGTAGCAAACAGTTTACGAGCGTGCCCTACAGGTGCTTCACGACCCGCTAATGTACCCTTTGTACACCACCAGGCATTATTGGGTACTGAACCTGGTGGACATCCTTTGGGAATACCAGTATAGTTTACTGCGTGCATGGTCGTAGTAGGATGTGGAATTAATATATCTTGATCCAAAATAGGAGACAATTGATTAATTCTAACAGTCCTCACTACCGACTCTGCTGCCTGTTGAGGTGTTGGTGCCCATGATGTGGTTGCATTCATCAGGGTAACAGTTTTGGGTTTAACCTTAATATCTGTATTTGCTGGGATTGTGCATTTTGGTAAAATGCCTCCACCGAGTCCTGGGTGATGGGTTGAAGCAGTAGCACTACCCGAAGGTTTAGTTGCTCCTACTGCGGATTCACCAGCACCCTTTTCGGGTGTAGTACCAACTCCATGACCACTACATGAACCCTGATATATTGCTGCTGCGAATGACATAGTTAATCTGCGAAAGGATTTCCAAATGCTTTTGCTGCTAAACCAACGGTTCTTGCACTTTTACTATAATCGTGCAAGACAGTAATTATACCACTTGCCTCCCATGGTTGGCAACCAGGACCCTGAATAACTGTACCCATTGTATACACTTGAGTCGTTCTGGTGGTATTTCCCTGATCATCTGTAACCTCACCAGTATCAGTATCTGGTGTTTTTGTTGGTTGATTGCAAACAAAATGGGATGTTCCAATATTAACAGGTGTACAACTTAATGTAACTGTGAGTGTCTCGCTTGGTTTAGAATCGGGACGATATTGGCGCATGATATATTTAGTGAAATTTGTTGCCGTTGGCAAATTAGTAAAACTACCAATATTGGTTTCTACTTTTGTTGCGGGAAGAGTAATTTCTTCAGGATAGACGTCTTGAGTAACATTACCAATCGTTTCTACAACATTGTTTTCTATTGTATCAGTAGTATCTGTAATCGCTTTTTTGAAATCTGCAGGAAAATCTGATAGATCCAAATAACTTGTATCATACTTTGGAACCAGCTCGTCGTACAGCGGATCTGTTTGCTCTTTAGTATAAAGACGCTGACCACGTGTATAGAACTCATCTTCCTCAGGATCCGTCTTAATAAACATGGGTTCTGCCTTTTCTTCTGTAGTTAAGGATTGAGGTACACTATTATAGACATCTTCAATTGCTTGCAAATCTTGAGGAGAAACTTTAACTTCATACTCAGTTCCTTCAGAACCTGTAGGAATAGATTCTACAATGCTTTTAATATTATCAAGTCCTTCTGCACTATATCCAGCATTTACAGTCTCACTAGTTATTTCTTGATATTGATTATTAATTACTAGTTGTGGTCTATTTACTACATCATATCCCTTTCCAGGTTTAATAATTTCTATATCAGATAATGTCCCTCCCGTAAAGTCTCCTTTTATAACTGCTTGCTCATTATTACCACCTTCTTCTGAAATTGGTTCAACATCAACACCCTCATCCTTTGTAACAATTTCAAAACTGAGTTTTTCAGTAGTGAGTTCTAGTTTAAACTCTGGATTTCCGTCTTCTGTGCTTGTATTTTGTAATCCTGTCCCACTATCATTAGGACATGTAATACCCAAATCGGGTGGTGTATCCAATTTATCCAAATTAGACCCACCATGAGTGACTTCAAGAACTTGAATCCGCGCCGAACCGCCAGAAATTGTAACTATATCACCAATAGTATATCCAGATCCAGGATTATTTACTCTTATTGAGTGAATGTCATTATCAATTACTGCCTCTTCATCATTTCCATCAACGTCTATTGCTCCAATTATATTGGTTACATCAATATCAACCGTTAATCCGCTCCCTGTACCACCAGAAGTTGCAATATTTACACCAGTATCATATCCAAACAACTCATCATTGACATTTAAGTCCTCTAAACTCTGATTTGAGAAACTATAAACGCCAGAATCAATGTTTACGTCAGTAATTCCGCCTTTTTCGTCCAGAGAAATGAACGCAAGAGGAGCTGAAACACTATTAAAGATGTCTGGAGCTTCTTTATTGACATCTCCCGTGACATATTGAAGCGATTTATCCAAAAATTCGTACATTCCAACTAAAATTGCACGATCTGGGATACTATAACCCGCTACAACAGTGACAACATGGTTTCTACTAGAGGTATATTGCGTATCTTTCGTAAAATCATTA